TATAGCTTTCATTTTAGGATTCTTCAAACTAGGTTGATTTTCAATCAATATACTATCTACTTTTAAAAAATCATTTCTATTTTCAAGGTTTTGGATTAATTTCATTTTTAATTTATCAATATCCATTGATCCAACTGATTTCTTTTTAAGACTCTTAATTTTATAACTATCTTCTATCTTTTTATATATACTTTTAGCATGAGATTTACAATAATACAAGTTATTTGATTGAAAATCAGATTTATATTTTGTATTTTTTAAACAACATTTTAACTTTTCACTAGATTCTCCCCATTGACATTTTGTTTCACCATTATATTCTTCAAATAAATTTTCAAATTCTGGAACTTCTAAATCCTTAGGAAGATGTTTCTTACAATAATATTGTTCTTCAACAGTCTTACCTTCTATTTCAGTACAACAAGATGCATTTTTACCACAAGTTACACATTTTAAACTTTCTCTATTTGTTAAATTTATAATACCCCAATCTTCAATTTTCCAATCTTCATCGTTAACATTTAATAAACAATATGCTAAATTTATAATTCCTACATCCCAAGATAATATTCTCATTAATATAATTTACAAAATTTTTTAATCAAAATACGCACTAACTCTTTTGTAACTTTATATGTTCTTTAAGTGGATTCATAAAACTCAAAAGAAGAGCTTATTGATGTTGCGGAGCAACATATTGATTGAAAATCAGATTCATAATAAAAATTGATTTAAAAATTATATAATATTAAGACTTAACTCATATATGGTAAATACTCTTGACATAATTTTAGGACCAATGTTTTCAGGTAAAACATCAAGATTACTAGAAATAACCGACAAAATAAATAAAGAAAATCTAATGTTAGAAAATACAAAAAATTTAATTATGATTATAAAACCAGATATTGATAAAAGATACGAACAATCGAATGAAAAACATCATATCATTTCCCACGATGGGATTAGACAAGAATGTCATATGGTAGGTGACTTGATAAAATTTATTAATATCGTAGAAAAAACAATTGAAGAATCTGAAGAAAATACAATTGAAAATGTATGGATTATAATTGACGAAGGACAGTTTTTTAAAAATTTAAGAAAATTTTGCGAAAAATTATTTGAATTGTTCGGAAAGTTAATTAGTGTAAAAATTGTAATTTCAGGGTTAGACGGTGATTATCAGAAAAAATCAATTGGTGAAATATTATCATTAATACCAATTTGTGATACTGTTGTTAAATTAAAAGGAAAATGTCAATATTGCAATGAATTATCAATAATGTCTCAAAGAACTACAAGTCAAAAATCTCAAGTATTAATTGGAGGAGAAGATTTATATAAACCTACCTGTAGGTATCATCATAATTTATCTCTCAAATTATAATAAAGCGATGTTGTAATAATATAAGATAAAATAACATCAACAGAATAATGATTTTTGGCAGATAAAATTAAAAATACATAAATCAAATGAAAAAATTTCAATAAACTGTTAAATCTAGAATCAATTAATTTATTATCAATAATAATCAACAGACATGTTAAAGTTATTGCAGTGTGACCACTAAAAATCTTATCATTACAATATCCACTAATATAACATTCTAATTTACTTGAATCATTCTTACATGGCTTACCTTGCGATGGAATAATAGTAAAAAATTTTGTGAATGTTCTTAGAAGAAATATAATAGACGTGAATTTATACATAAACCCCTTCATTTCATTATTTCCATAAAATAAAATAGGAGTTGTCCATAATAATAATAAGTAATCAACTAATTTATTAATTAAATTTGAAGATAAATCAGGTAGATTATCAACTAATAAATCTGGTAAACTTTTAAACTCGTTAATATTAGTACTTTCTATATATTTAATATGAAGATATGTTGAAAATATAGTAATTATATTTAAAAATAAATACAAATTGTTCATATAAAAGATCTTAGAAAAAAGATATCTAATAAAACTATTATAGATGACAGAATTTACTGCTGGATGTATATCTGGATTAGCTCAAAATATAATTGGTCATCCTTTAGATACAATTAAAATTATGATTCAAAATAATAAAACAGTTAAATTAAAGACTCCGTATAATATATTTTCAAAAAAATATTATAAAGGTTTTCTTTATCCTACTACACTTTCAATTTTATTAAATGGAATATCTTTTCAAACTAATCATTTACTAAATAAAAATTCCAAAAATCATTTTATTAATGGTTTTTATACAGGATTATTAACATCTCCAATTGTATACCTATTTGAAGTTGGTAAAGTTAAAAAACAGATGAAAAAACAGTTAAATCTTAAAAGTTTTTTTACAACACCAGGTTTATTTATGACTATTTGTAGAGAGAGTATAGCAATGTCTGCTTATTTTGGAACTTATTATACATTGACCGAAAAAAAGTATTCGCCTTTGTTTTCTGGTGGTGTAGCTGGTCTTGTTAATTGGACTTTAACTTACCAGATAGATGTAATAAAAAATAGACAAATGACTTATAATATTAATATTAGAGAATCTATTAAAATGGGAAATTTATGGAAAGGTTACGGAATATGTGCTATAAGAGGTATTATTGTAAATAGCATTGGTTTTTATGTATATGAAACAAGTAAATTAAAATTATTAAATTGAATATACTAGTAATTTTTACTTTGGAATATTTCTTTTACTCGGTAGATTAAATTTAAGAAAGTTTCTTTTTAAAATTACATCATTAGAACTATATGATTTATGAGATAAGTATAAGTATCTTTTTAGGTTTAACTTGACGATTCTAGGAATTTGTAATATTCTTTGTCTATTATTAATATCCTCAACTGGAGAATATTTAAAATTTATCATATATAAAAAAGTAGAAAATTAAACATATGAGATTAAAAGTTATTTTATACCTTTTTATATATGGAAAAAAACCTATTAATAATATTTATTACTATATTTTTAATAACACAAATATATAATAAAATTGTAAAAAATATATCATTACCTAAATCTGATTTAAAATCAATTGATATAAATTATGATCATATATATGATTATATTATAATTGGATCTGGTCCAGCAGGCTTACAAACAGGTTATTATTTAGAAAAATTTAAAAAGGATTATCTAATACTTGAAAAAAGTGATAGCAATGGATCTTTTTTTAAAAAATATCCAATTCAAAGAAAACTAATATCTATTAATAAAGTTAATACTGGATCAACAAATAAAGATTTTAACCTAAGACATGATTGGAATTCATTATTAAGTGACGATGATTCATTATTATTCACGAAATACACTAAAGAACTTTTTCCACATGCTGATTATATGGTACAATATCTAGATGATTATCAAAATAAAAATAATATTAAAGTATCATATAATAGTCTTGCTACAAATATTAATAAGTTACAAAATGGATATTTTGAAATCACTACGTCAGAAGGTAAAATTAGATGTAAAAAATTAATAGTTGCTGCTGGATTAATGAAAAATAATATATCAACACATACTGAAGGTGTAATTAATTATAAAGATACTACTAATGATAAAAAAAAATTCACAAATAAAAATGTTTGTATAATTGGACAAGGAAATGCAGCTTTTGAAACAGCTAATTATCTTTCAGACACAGCTGCAGTAATACAATTATATGGGAGAGGTCCATTAAATTTTGCTTGGGATTCACATTATCCTGGTCATTTAAGAGCAGTTAATAATGATTTCTTAGACTTGTATAATTTAAAATCACAACATTCTATGATATCATTTGAACCAGGTGCTAAAATGATTGTTAAAAAAAATAAAAATAACAAGTATTTTATTTTTAGTGAGGGAGAATTAAGTGACAAACATAAAGTGGATCAAAACTATTACAAATATCATGTACCTGGATCTGGAATTGATCAACATCCAGAAAACGGTTTTGATTATGTAATAGATTGCACTGGCTTTAATATTGATGATTCTTTATTTATTAATTGTAAACCAAAACATAATGGAAAAGTACCATATATTAATGGAAATTTTGAAAGTGTTAATATTAAAAATCTATTTTTTGCTGGTGTTCTATCACAAGAAATTTCATATAAATATGGATCTGCAGCATTTATTCATGGATTTAGATATTTGGCATCTTCAATGGTAAAAATGGATACAAATAAATTAGATGTTACTATTATTGATAATAAACAAGAAATTAATAAAAAAATTTTAAATAGAATTAATACTTCATCAGCTTTATTTCAAATGTACAATTGTATGTGTGATGTAATAATTTTTAATAAAAATAAATTTATATATATAGAAGAAGTTAATTATAGATATGCTAAAGCTAACTATATAAATAATTATAATAAAGTATTATTAATTGGTCTTAAATATGGTAAAATTTATAATGAAAAAGAAGAAACAATAAAAAATAAAAATGGACATGCATTTGGAGCTGTTAATTACTATAGACCTACACAAAAAGATGTAGATTATTCGCCAGGTGTAGAAAGAGATGCTAAATTGAGTATTTTTATTCATCCTGTATTTGAACTATATGTAAATAATAAATATCATTCAGATTTTCATCTTGCTGAACATTTATTAGGTGAATTCAAATTAAAAAAAGTACATATTGATCCATTAAAAAGATATATTGATAAAATTAGTTTGATACATTAAAAAGATATAATAATACTACCACTCCTTAAATAAAAAATGAAACTAACATATATAAAGATACTTCCTTTATATATATTAGATGAATTCAAAAATTGAAGTTAAAGATCTTATTAATTATAAAAAATATGAAGTTGATAATTTACCAAAGGGAGTGTCAATATCAACTATGTGTTGTTCTGCAAAATTAGGTTGTGATATTTTAACTGATAATATACAGAAATACATGACTCTAAATGAGAATGATATACTTACAGTTAAAGTAAATAACGATGATAAGAGATCATTATTAGATACAAAAGTTAAATCAAAAAAGAAGAAAGAAGTAGTTAAAAAAACTAAACAACAAAAGTTTTATAATCAAATAACTATTGTAATGAGAATTTATGAAGGTGAAACAGAAGATATAAATACAGAGAAAAAAATTAATGTGAAAATTTTTAAGAATGGATCTATTCAGATGTCAGGATGTAAAAGAATTGAAGAGGTAAATATAGTAATAAATAAACTAATATATAAACTACAAGAGAAAAAAATGAAAATGACAGATGACGGAATAACTGAAATATGTTTTATAGACGATCCTAACAAAATAAATATTCATGATTATAAAATAGATATGATAAATTCAAACTATAGAGTAAATTTACAAATAGATAGGTCTAAATTTTACAATCTTTTACTAAAGAAAAAAGTTTCAGCATCGTATGAAAAATGTATTAGAGCATGTGTAATTATTAAATATTGTCCTATAGATGAGAATCCACTTGAAAAAGAAATTAGTATTTTTGTATTCCAAAAAGGTAATATAATTATAACTGGTGCAAAATCTAGAATTCATATTGGAGAAGCTTATGATTATTTGAATAAAATTATTCTTGAACACGTTGATGATATTTCTAAAAAAAATGAAGTAGAAGAAGAACAACTTTTATTATCTTTATATGATGAAATTATAAGCGAAAATAGTCACAAGTTAAAATTATTAATGAATAATTAATTAATAAATAAAGTTTAATTTATAAATTATTAATTTAAATATGATTTCTAATCATATTTATATGAATAAAAAAGAAGGATCGGCTTTTGAAAACAATGACTTGTCAAATTTAGCTCCTGAATATATAAAAACAGATGGTGATTATGATTTATTTATAATTTCATTATTCCTAAGTATTTTATTTTTAATAGTACTAATAATTTGGTTTATTTTTTTTAGATAATGTAATTTTTTTTCTATGAAATTATATATGGAAAATTTTACTGATATAGAAAATCAATTTATAAGATATATACATCAAATTTCTGTCCCTATTGATAAACACATTAGACCAAAAAATCTATTAGAAGTATCTAAAATGTTAGAATATGATTTAAAAAAAATGAAACTAAAAGAAGTTACATTATCAAAAAATAATCTTTTATTAATAACATCATTGACTAATAATAAAGTATATATTGAAGAAATAAAACATTTTACTCTCGTAAAAATATTAGCTGATGTCTGGAATAATCTTGAACAAAGAAATTATAATGAATTGAATGAAAAATTTAAAATATTAATTTCAAAAAAATCATCTATTAAAAAACTAATTAATACTAATGTTCCAGTTAATTTAACAGAAGAATTAAAGAATGGAATAGATAAATATAAACTAAAATATTTATTTAATGATGAAAATAAAGTATACTATACATTACCAGTAATTGTATTAATAAATATTCTACAAACTGCCCATAAAATTATTGATTCACAAATATTAATTAAACCACAAAATATTGATACAAAAAAATTAATTAAACCACAAAATATTGATACAAAAAAATTAATTAAACCACAAAATATTGATTCTAAAAAATGTACTAATAACACTAGTTCTAAATCTTCAAGTAGAATGTTAATACTAATAGCTTTTTTTGGAATAATATACTACTGCTTTTTACAAAATAAAAAACTAATTTAAATATAATTTGATTTTATATTTTTTATTATGATACGTACTTAGGAAAATTAACTATTGAATGGATATAAAATAAATATTCAATAGATAATAAGTTTTTTAAATTTAGAAAATAAGTTTTTTAAATTTATAAAATAAGTTTTTGGATATTCCATCAAAATTTTAATAATCTGTAGAATTTGAAAATACTATTTTTTTACTATCAGATAATAGTATTGTATGTTCATATTGTGCTGTCATATTTGTTGTATACAATGGAGGAAATTCTTTTATAATATTTTTAGAATTATAATATTCCATAAAATCTCTTTTAAAATTAACTAACTTTTTTGGATTATCTAGATTTAAATCTTTAAAAACACTCATAGTTTCTAAATATCTATCACAAAAAGGCATCGTATTAAAATTATTGTTTAATAAATCAAACACTTTAAGATAATCATTTGACATTCTAGTTTTAAAAGAAAAATCACTTTCTCCACTTCTATAATTTTTCATATATATTGAATTTTCTTTAGATGCTTCATTAACAATTTCATGTCCAGTAGTTCCAAACGTTTCAACTGCATATACATTTTCTGTAAATCTTTTATTGCCACTAAATAATCCTTTTGTATGATTATAACTTGGTAAAAATGTACCACCGTGTATTTTTCCTTGTAAAATATTATGACCACCTAAATTTTTAATTGATTTAATTTTATGAGTTTCATTTCCAATTTTAACTTCATAAGACTCCATAATCTCTCTAATTCCTTCTCCCCATTCGCCTATATCTTGATCCATAGCTACTGTTTTTATTCCATGATCAGTTGCTTCTTTAACAGCCTTTAATAATGTATCATATTTATCATTAAATGCAATAGTAAATGCACAATCTGTAATCCATCCATTAATTTCTACGCCAAAATCAATCTTGGTAATTGAATTATTATCAAGTATAATATCACTAGCTTTAGATGGAGTAAAATGAGCAGCACATTCATTTACAGATAAACTAGATGGAAATCCAATACCACTGTTTATACCAATACCTTTTGTTAATATTTTACAATTTCCTTCTATTAATTCAGCCAATTGACTTAATTTTAATCCAGGTTTTAAATGTGGTCTAATAATAGATCTTATTTTTTTATGAAATAAAGAACCTATTTCCAATGACTTTTGAGCATCTAATTTATCGCCTTTTTCTAACATTAACTTTTGAGCATTAGTTATATCTACGTCTGAGATATCTGGTATTTTACCAACACCATATAAAGTTATCTGTGGTTTTTCTTCTGAAAAACATTCAATAGAATCAACTTTGTTGATTCTATTTATACTATCGTCGTATTCGCCATTTGCTAAAAACATAATTATATATATTTTAGAGTAAAGAATTCTCTAAAGCATGTCACTATATAAATTAAAGAATTTTCTTTATTTGCCTTAAAAAATGGATATATCTAATTCTTTTGATGATTTAATGCATTTGCTAAAGGATTATCTTTAAAAGTATTAATAAAATCATCATTAATAGCATAACCAGCTGTACTTAAATTATTCTTATTTCTAGTAAATGTTTTAACTAATTTATCACAGTTTCTATCAACAAAACCTACATTCTGTCTTTTCAAAAAATTTTCTTCTTTTAATTTTACTGTATTCTTATTTATTACAGGTCCAATTTTATCTGATTTTGGACCAGCAGGTCTATTATAAGTTAATATTTCTCTTCTATCATCTATACACACATTTCTTGCAGCTTGTTGAGACTCGTGTTTATTAACAGGTCCTTCAAGTGGTCCAGTATATACATTATCAATAGTTGTTTGTTTTATGGTAGTTCTTGCTTTATCACTCTTATCTCTAGAATAACCAATTGTACTTCTACCAGTTCTACCTCCTTGAGTTGCATGTAAAGTTGTTTCTTTGATTGTTCCTTTAGCCATGTCTTTATAATCTTTAGCATAAGTAGCTGTTCCTGTATGTAAATTGTTTTCACCAGTTGAATATAAAGTAGTTTGTTTTACAGTTTGTTTTGCTTTTGAATCATTAGATCTAACTATATTAGCATTATTACTTCTAATATTAGCTTGTTCGTCGGGTCCAAGAGTTGTTTGTTTTACTGTTTGTTTAGCAATATCGTTATTTCTAACATAGTTATTACCGCCTTCTGCATTTAGTGTATTACTTATATATTTAGATAAAGATGTAGTTTCTTTGACAGTACGTTTTGTAACATCATTAGGATTGTAATAATGGGTCTCTTTATGTGTAGGATTTAATGAACCAACAACAGTCATTGAAGAAGTAGTTTCACCAACAGTATGTCTAGCATTATCTGTATAATTTAAAGCATGACCATGAAAATCAGGATTTATTGGTCCACTAACAGTCATTGACGATGTAGTCTCACCAACTGTATGTTTAGCGATATCAGTATAATTTAAAGTATGTCCGTAGCAATCTGATTTTATTGGTGCAGTTACAGTCATAGAAGAAGTTGTTTCACCTATAGTCTGTCTTGCATTATCAGGATTATTTAAATTCATACCATGGTAATCTGGATTCATAAAACCTTCTTTAGTCATATGAGTAGTTGTTTCTCCAATAGTTTGTCTTGCATTATCAGGATTGTTTAGATTCATTCCATGATAATCAGCTTTTAAAGAACCACTAACTACCATAGAACTAGTTGTTTCACCAATAGTTTGTCTTGCATTATCCGGATTATTTAAATTCATACCATGATAATCTGGTTTTAAATTACTAGAATAATTATTGTATTCGGTAGTTTGTCTAATAGTATGTTTCGCATTATCTTTATTATTAGTATATGATTTATGTCCTTCAGGTGCAACATTACCTTGAACTGATTTCATAGTAGTAGTTTCACCTATAGTAGATCTAGCTCTATCAGTAGGGTTTACATTACCGAATTTTTCAGTAGGATTTATATTACCTTCAGTAGTTAATGTACCTGTTACAGTTCTATTGTTAGCAGGTAAAACCAAATCATTGGAAAATACATAAGAATTTCCATTATTATTATTAGTTACACCAATATTTGTATCTCCGTTAATCATTAATTGTCTTAATGTAGTTAATGGTATATCCTTGTTATCAATTACATAAGATCCTTCGTTATTATTATATACTGAACCAGTTATATTATGATTAGTACTAGATCTTTCATTTTCATTATTACTAAATGCACCAGAATTTTGTAATACTGGTTTATTATTAACATTTGAAATAGCTCTGCTAATTGAATCATCTTGATAAGTAACTTTATATGAATCTTCATGTTTTCCTTTTTGAACATGTCCTTGAGTTGAATTATGTAAATGTCCATAATCAGATCTACTAGTAGATCTATTCGTATTAGGATTTCTATACTTACCTGCTTTAATATGTTTTTCTACTGAATTATAGTTTGGTAATTCTTCATCTCTTTTCTTATGAATTGATCTTTTATATTTAGTTAAATTATGATCAATAGCAGGTTTATGTCCTTTTTTACCAGATTCAATTTTATCTGCTTTATAAATTATTTTTGGATTGTTATTTCCTCTTAATTCATCAATTGTTTTAGGTAAAATTCTATAAACTGCATTACCTGAATTAGCTCCTTGTTCTTGTCCTTTAAGGCCTGGTGTAACTTTTAATTTATTTTTAAAAGGAAGATCGCCCATATTATTTTTATAAGAAGGTATATATCTTTCTTCTAATAAATCAGTAAATACAGGAGCACCATTAACATAAGTTAAATTTTTCATTGGTTCAAATAATGAAACAGGAGTAAAATTTTCTTTTGACATATGAAGTTCGTCATTACCTGTATGTAAACCTAAGACATGGGAATAATCTTTATTTGTTGTAAATTCTCTTTTTCCAGAATTTGGCATCATATTTGAAGTCATAATATCATTTTTTGGTACAACATCATAATGCATTTGAGTTTTACTAAATTCTGAATATCCATTACCAAAATCTAAATCTCTTTGTAAACTCATATCATGTCCATTCATTGAACTACTAGATTGATTTAATCCAACAGGAACACTCTCAAAATTATCAATCATAATCGCGTCAAATTGAGTTGCATATCCAGTTTCATTTACTTGTTTAGCTTGATTGATAGTTGCTTTATTAATTTTACCTGATATATTTGTATCATAAACATCTATTTTTTTAGCTGATTTCTTTTTACTCTTATTTTTATTTTTATTAATTTTATTTCCGGTATAGGCCATAGATCCTAGAATTAGTGATTCCATTATTAAGAAACTATAGAAAAAAAAAAGTTTACTATTAACTAATTATATTATAATTTTAGAATCAGAAGAATCATATAATTAGTTAAAAGAAAATTTGTTTTTGAATTTAATATATAAAATTTAAATGTTAATTAATTCATTCACACACATATTTACATTTTTTGTTTTCATTAATAATATCAGGATCTCCGCTTTTAGGTGGTAATCCTTTACCAGAGTCCCATGCATTTTGGCTAGGAACATTATAAGTATCTCTAACAAGTAATCTAGACGAAGATCCAAATTTATTCTTAATAGATTGAACTTTGCATTGAGGATTAACATGTAAAAAAGGTGTAAAATGGAAACTAGTTAAACTCATACCTCTATAGCTATCAACAGGATTAGTAAATCTAGTATCTTCCATTTCAAGATAAGTATTTGAATTTTGCTTATGATGTACAGGAATTTCCTTATGATCATCATTCTTACCTTCTAAATTTCCATTTTGAAGATGATTAACTCTATTTGTTAACAAGTTTTCAATATTAGCCATATCGCCATATGTTAAATCTTCATCTTTTTTTACAAGTGATACTTGAGATTTAGAATTGGTAGGATCATTATATGGATAAACTTGTTTGCAATGTTCTCTTGAATTTGGAAAAAGTCTATAATCACCAGGAGCTTTAGATCTTTCCATTTTTAAATCATATGCAGATTCATCGTAATTAATTCTACTAAAAGACATATATATAAGAAACAATAGAAAAAAAATAATAATAAATAGAAATATTTGCTATGCTTTTTATTATGTAAATGTTATCAATATTTTTACTATATAAATGTTAAAAATGAAAACTTTCTATATATTTTTTGAAAGGTTTTTAGAGAACCAATAATTGAATTAAATTTATTTTTTTTCAACAAAGTTGAATAAAAATAAATATTTATAAAAAATTAAAATCTAATTTCGTTTATAGATTGGTAAATTTATTTAGCACCACATTCTAATTTATAACCGTCTTTTAATCCGTCTCCTGTTGGTTTTGTTAATCCAGATGGAGTTAAATAATGAACATGTTCGCACATTCTAGCTGGAGAAAAATCTGGAACCTTAGTTTTATTCTTTGGGAATTTTTCACTTGGGCATTTACTAGCTTGTCTAGTTTGTCCTCTTAAATCACTTTCAACATCAGTCTTAATTCCAAATTCTAAATTGTTAGTATGATCTCCAACTGGACATTGCTTGGTATGTTCGAACTTCCCTTGGTACATCATATAATCTAGAGGGGAGCAACTTTCTTCTAAAGTTTTGCTATAAGCACACTTATCATAATCAAGTCTTGTAAAACTCATAATATATAAGTATAGTGAGAAAAAAATTTTTTATAGTATTAATTTATGAATGATTTTTTTAAATCTTTCTTTAATTGAATTGTTTACATTTTTAATTAAGTAAGTCAAGTAAAATGATTACAATATATTTTTTATCTTTGAAAAAATATTAGATAAATTAATTCCGATAAAATCAATTGGTAATATATCTTTGTAATCTAACCACACTTTATTTAATATTTTATTATAAAATTTTTTATCAAGTTTTAAATTATTATTTTCAATTATTAATCGTACTGTATAAACTAATTCATTTACAATAATAAATTTAGATGATATGTTAAAATCATATTTAATGAAAGGAACTAAATTAATAATCAATATTTCAAAATAATTATCTGGACAACCTAATTTATTATTTATTGAATAATTAAATTCTTCATCAATAATGTTATAATAAGTATTAAAATCTTCTTCATCTAAATTTAAAACTGTAAACTTAAAAAACTCATAAAAATCTGAAAATTCTAAATTACCTAACCCAACATAATGATTATTTGAAATCTTATTTAAACATAATCTTTTTAGGTTATTGGTATAATCTTCATATTTTTCAGACTCCAAACAACTATTATTATTAACATTATTATATAACTTTTCCCTGGCACATTTTGGTAATATTTTATCTTTCGATAAAGCACCAATTTGTAAACAAATTTTTATTAAATTAGCTAAATCAATATCATTAGTTAACATCTTACAGTCTTTATTGTTTTCTCTAAAAAATAAATGTTTTTTAGGGTTTGATCCATGAGAAATCAAAAAAGTAATTAAATTAGGATCTTTTAATTCACAAGCATATTCTAATAATGAATGACCATTTTTATCATTCAAATCAATGGATTCTCCATTTTTTAAAAATTTCTTTAAAATTGTTGTGTCACCATTTTTAATACAAACATGAAGAGGTGTTGATCCATTTTCATTATATACCTTAAAATCATTATATGATTCACTTATACTAATTCCATCTAAATCACCTTCTTCAACAGGAGCAAAAATTTCACTTCCTATAGTTTTATTTTTAAAAACTAGATTTCTTTCGAAAATTTTATTCAATAATGTGTGACAATATTTTTTAATAAATACTAGAATATTTTTTGAATCATATTCGTAATTAAAATTATCTTTTTCTAATGTCTCAAAAACAGAAGTTTGATAATCTACACTGGTAATAGTTAATTCTTCATTATTTGATAATTTATTAACATAATCCATAACTTTATATATATTTTTTATAATATTAATATTGTTATCATCGTCATTAATATTAATTTTTCTTAAATTTAAATAATGTTTTAATAATTTTTTAAAATGTTTTTTATTTTCCATTATAAACAATAAATAATTTATATTCTATTTTTTAACGTAATTAGTAATTAAATCTATATTTATTAATTTCATTTGACATTTCGTTTGACATTTTGTTTGAATCTTCTTCTACTGATGAATCTTCTTTTAATGATTTTCGTGTATTCTCTCCACCTCTAGCAAATGGTAATATAAGATTATGAGGATTTTGAAAATTTTTATCTATTAGATCAAATCTTTCATTAATTTGAGTTTCTTTTTTTATTTTTATTTCAGTATTATCTAATCTTGTAGAAGATCCTTGACGAATATTATTGCTAACAGATAAATTACCAAATCCTTTACCTGGACCAGTATGATGTCCATGATAATTTGTAAACTGTTTTCTAATATTAATTTCCGATATTTTTAATGGCGTATTATAACTTTGTTGATTTAAATCTTCATATTCAAATAAATTTTTACAGCTGCTACTTGAATCAGATGGCATAATTAAATTATTTTCATATTCAATAAAATCACTTTTTCCATTTGTGCTTTTAGATTTATTTATTATTTTGCTTTCATTGTTAATAGAAAACATATCTCTTTCATAATATTTTGCCTTTTTTTGAGTGGTCATTAATATATAAAAGAATTAATTTTCAAAAGATAGAACTAATTCAAAATAAAATTTTATATAAACTTTTTAATAAATTTACATAAAACTTTAAAGTACGTTTAAATAGCTGAAGTAAACATTCCATTAGATGTTCTTGTTAATGCCCTCTTTAGACAGTTTTTTCCTTCTGATTTGCATTCACCCATTTCTCCATAACACCATTCTGCAAATCCTTTTTGATCATTTACAATTCTTGTATTAGGTGTTGTATAAAAACTTCTATCACTAATATTTTGTCCCCATAAATCAGCTGGATCAGGTTCAATTCTTGATAAAAATTTTTCTTTCATGTCTTTTCTTACTGTATTAATTGGACAATTTGATGGTCTATCTGCATCTTTATAGTAATCTGACAAAGTAAAATTCATAAAAGGATTACTTTTTGTTGGCTCTACACATTTACTATTATTACTATTATTAAAATGTTCATTCGTAAAATTTTCAGTTGTACCAATAAAAAGAGATATAATTAGTATTGATACAGATATAGCCAACCATTTTTGATTTCTATTCATAAATATAATATAAATTGCAAAATAAATAGAAAATCTAGCAATTGCATTAACTTTTCTGTCAT